AAGAATTTGGGTATAAAATGCAACTGATTCAACAGATGGCATCAGCTAATAATCTCTCCCCGAGACAAGCGGCTGAGAAACTTAAGTCCATGCTTGAGTAGAGTTAATTAACTAGATAAATCTGAATCATCCGAAAGGACAGATAACTAAATGACTAGAGCCGATGCTACGCAGTATTTGAGAAATGAACTAGACAGAAACAAACTACCTGACTGGTCAATGAGATTGAATCAGTCGGCTAGTAGTAAGTTTCTCGGCCTCTGTTCATATAAAGATAAGTGTATCATTTTATCTGCACATCACATCGATATCCATCCTGATGCTGATGTGATTAATACCATTAAACATGAGGTAGCTCATGCATTGACTCAAGGTCATGGGCATGATGATGTATGGGCTATGAAAGCTAAAGAGTTAGGTTGCGATAACACGCTACCTTGCTCTAATCTCTCATTATCTCCTGAAATCATTGACGCAATCAGGAGTGGAGCCGATGTCGAAGTGTCATTTAATGAACACGTCATCAGAGTTCCCAAGTATAACATCACACGTTTACAAGATAAATGTGATGTGTGTGGGAAGGTAGCTAAATCTAATCAAGAGTGGACTATTACATGTGACGATGATAATTCACCTGATGCGAAGTATGTTCTATTAGAGTGCGAACATCTCATCATTCGCAAACTTCCTAAAGGAACTCCTTTCCATAAGTTTCAATTTGATGGTGATGAATCCTGTGAACATGAGTGGGATAAGAATTCATGTCTCAAGTGTGGACGTAAGAAACCATTCAATTTCCAGTTAGAAGGCATGAAGTTTCTCGAAGCTGGTTTAGCAGTGAATAAAGGCGCTGCCTGTTTCGATGATATGGGATTAGGTAAGACAATTCAGGCACAAGGTGTCGTTCATTATCATCCTGAACTTTGGCCTTGTCTCTGGATAGTTAAATCAGGACTTAAGTATCAGATTGCATCATCATTAGTTAATTGGAATGGTGATGACCATGTACCACAAGTAGTCAATACCTCTAAAGATTGGCTTATACCTGGTTTGAAACACTATATTATCGGATACGATATGTTAGTGCAGAAAATCAAGAAGTTGAAGTCAGGTAAAACATCTACTTCTGGATTTGATATCGCTCAGTTTGATAGAATCGGTATTAAGTGCGTTATTCTAGATGAATGTCAACAAATTAAGAATGTTGATTCTACACGCACTCAGATGGTACGTAGAGTAGTTAAGGATAGGAAAGTAATTCCACTCTCCGGTACACCGTGGAATAACAGAGGTAGTGAGCTATTTCCTGTTCTCAACATGATGGACCCTGTGAAATTCTATTCAGAAGAAGGATTCAAAAGAAACTGGGTCAAGCAAGATTGGGATGGTAAGCGATATGTTGAAGGAGGAATAAAGAATATCTCTCAGTTTAAGGAATACACAAAAGACTTGTGTATCAGACGTGAGAGATCAGTAGTCATGAGTGAACTACCTTTAGTTAATAGAACTAAATTGAAGGTAGTGATGGACACGAGTGAAGAAAAGATTTATGACGAAGCTGTCACGAAGTTTGTTGAGTGGTATGAAACAGAAGCTCAAGACTTAGGTGGGATGGCAATTATCGCGGCGATGGCTAAGATGCGTCATCTAGTCGCACTCGCTAAGATTTCTACCACATTAGATTATGTGGATGAATTCATTGAGGACACTGATAGAAAGTTAGTCGTGTTCGCGCATCACATCGATGTTCAGAAGATTCTATTTGAGTCATTAAAAGATAAATATGACTCGGCTGAGAGAGAATCTGACGTGGAACATGTTCCAGTATTTCAACTAACTGCGGAATTAGACAGTTTGCAGAAGTTCGACATTCAAGAACAGTTTAATTCTACTCCTAAATGTATATTAGTGGCGAGTCAACTCGCCGCAGGAGAAGGATTAAACCTTCAAACATGTTCTGATTGCATCATGCATGAGAGGCAGTGGAATCCTGGTAAGGAAGAACAATGTGAAGGTAGATTTCCACGGCCTGGTCAAACTGCAACATCTATTAATGCTGTCTACGCGCACATGGATGGATTGACGGCGATAGATGAGCAGTTAGATTACATCGTTGAGAAAAAGAGAATTCAGTATCATGCAGTGATGAATAATACTGAATTAACTAGCTCATGGAATGAGAACTCTCTTATGAAAGAGTTAGCTGAGTCTATTGTCTCAGCACACTATCGAAAAAAGGGAATGAGAAAATGAATTGCAGAATCTGCGTGGCTGTTAACTGTGATTGTCTCTGTGATACTTGCAAGCACGCAAGAATCATTGACAATTTGCCTGAGTATGTTTACGAGATGTCTGATTACTCTCGTAAACAGTGGATTGAGTCTCAATTGAATAAGGAGAATTAAATGGATTTCATGGATGGTGATAGAGTCATGAAACTACATGAAACAACTCGATTTCGTTATAGTGATAAGTATGTCATTGTAGGTAGTAATCCTGATAATACTGGCGGAGGTGTTATCGGGACGGCTGATTCAATTACTGACGCGCACTTGTTACAAGTAAACGCTATCAAAGCAAATTACTCACAAGTGCGTGTTATGACGTGGGATGAATTTGGAGAATAATGAATGACATTAGAGGAAACTCTAGTCAAAATACTCTCTGGCGCTATAATGTTAGATGATGTGAGTGAGGCATTAGACATGAGTAAAGATAAAATCATCAGCGGCGTGGAAGATGCAATTAAGGTTAGTAAAGGATTAGAGAAATCAATTGAAGAATTGAAAAAATCTAATCACGAACTAAAGGAATCTAATCAGGAATTGAGAGAGTTAATTCTTGACTTGGCGAAGGAAGTTAGAGAGTTGAGAGGTAAATGATGATTTCACTCGTCAATATTATCTGTCCAGTATTTAACTGTGACAGTGAATATCAAGTGCGTGAGCATCACAGTTATACTGCGAGATGTCCTAAGTGCGGTATCTCTGAACAAGATATCGATAGGTATCACACACGAGATAGAGAACTCATCTATAAGGAGGTAGAAAAAGAAATTAAGATGCGCGAACTGATTGGGAACGACTAACTAACTTAACTAGGGAGAATGAATTATGTGGGCAGTCTATAAGGTTGGAACTCGTATTGTGAAGGGATATTTCCCTTATAAACATGATGCAATACAGTTTCATAGATTACATGGAGGAGATTTAGTGCGTATCTGTGCATCTGAATCTATCTGTCAATACTGCCTCCCATGTCAATGCACACATAATGCAGATGAACATATTGCAGGTGAAGGAGCATGTTATATATGTGAGTGTGAGAGATGGATTGGCGAAATAGTAGAGTCTAACTGAATCTAACTGAATTTAACTGAGGTGAAATAATGAACATCAGAATGCAATTCAATCCACTTCTACTGACTATTCGAGAACTCATCGATATGAAGTCAACTATCGAAGATGAGTTAGTTGCAAGACGTATTTACATTCAGAATAATTTCTTGAATGACGCTGAGATGATTCTCGCGAATAATAAAGAAATCATTCAAGCTATCAAACTCTATCGTGAGCGTACAGGTTGCACTCTCATGTTTGCGAAAGAAGTTGTAGATTTCTATCGTGACAAGATGACGCGCGCTCATAATCAAGTAACAGATGAGGTGAATTAGATGGATATCAATAACGAATTTGACAGAATCATTGAAGGATTAAAGGAAGCTGCTAATGGATTAAAGATAAGTCAAGATGGAAATAAAATTAGTCATGATGGATTAAATAAAGCGATAGATGGATTGGGTAAATATTCTCATGTAATGAATGAACTTAGAGAATCGAATGAGGAATTAAGATTGATGATTCTGGATTTAGCTAGAGAAGTAAGAGAGTTAAGAGATAGAAAATAACTCAATATGCCACAGTATTCCAACTGGCAGAGAAAAGGGAGATTAGATGGATTCAGTGTATGAGAGATATAAGGTGTATGGGCCTTATGTTCGTAAGCAAGATGGTAGAAAGATAATGAGATTGAAACATATCTATGGACATAATCTAACTATAGCGTATGCAAGATACCTCATGGAACAGAAGATAGGTAGACAGTTAATTGAAGATGAACAAGTGCATCATAAAGATGGAGATTTGACGAATGATGCATTGGATAATCTCACTATTGTATTAGGCAGTGACCATACTAGAGGTCATGCAACTAAATACACAGAATCAGAAACAGTCGAATGCGCGTGGTGTCACGTTGGAGTGATATTAACTCCGTTACAACTACGCAAACGACATGGAAATAGGAATAGAAATAAAGGTAACTTTTTCTGTTCTAAGAGTTGTGCTGGTAGTTTTGGTAAGCAAGTTCAACTAGATGAATAAATTATTGTGCCACAGTGATGGAAAAGGCAGACATGCGGGCCTTAAAAGCCTGTTCACCTAATAAGTGAGTGTGGGTTCGACTCCCACCTGTGGCATTAACTCATAGACTGTGCAGAAAAAATGAATAATTCAATTAAGGAAATTAAATGAACACAGTAAACATCGACGCAGAAGTATCATTCCAGCAATTAATCGACGCACTCGGTAGAGTTTCTATTTATCTGAATGAACATGAAATACATCCTGAAGATATTCACAGGTTGCAATTAATTATCGATATGTTGAATAAGAAGTTTCCACATAAGGAGTAAAACATGATTAGAGAGTATATCAAAAAGATGAGACTAACTGCAAACTTATTGGAGGAACTATTCGATGGACCATCATTAGTTCAATCAATAAATGAAATTAAAGCGCGTAAAGTCATTACTCAGAAAATGATTAATAATGTGAATGGAATGACTGACACGCACTCAGTCGAACCAATTAAGATTAAGAATCCATCACCCAATAAGGGATATAAATATCCATCAGGTACACATTGGACACAGAAACCTGAGAATAAGAATAAGTTGCGTAGAGTAGTTAACAAATTAAATAAAGTTAATAGGATGAAACATGTCAACTAATTCTCATGTAATTAGACGACAGAAGCCAGTTAGAGGAGGTAGATTTCCATTAGGTCCATCTGTCCTAAAGGAGATTAAAGATGCTATAGAGAATGATGCGAGAGAGTTAGGTGTCTCTAAATCATTCGTGATTTCAGTCATTTTGGCTAACGCATACGGAATCACTAAACAAGAACAACTATATGAGTCTAAGCCAATTAAACTTAGACGAGTAAAATAATGACTAGAATTCCAATGGAAGTTCAAACTCGTTCAGAAACTAATGGATTAAAGTTTCATTCAACTATAAGTGACGCACTCCATGCGGCTGAATCTGATTCAACAATATGGAAAGTTTCATTTAATGCGGAGGATGGAACTAGAATTCGATTAGTAAAGTCTCATAATGGTTGGCTCTATATGCCAATACCTAACCTAACTGATTACATTAAGGAAAATTAACTAAATGGACATCATTCAAGCTCCGAAGAAATATAATTTAATCTGGGACGCTACCACATTGAGTTCATTCATGTCATGTGAAAGATATCATGACATCAGATTTAATCATCGATTTGTGCCCATAAGAGGTAAGTCGAATTCATTAGAAGTAGGAAGTTTAATACATAAAGTATTAGAGACTTACTACAAGCATCTCATTAATGGATTCCCACGTAATACAGCTATTGGGAATGCGTTAGCTAGTGGACAGTTATATGTCATTGGTTGTCCACATTGTTCAGATGTGTTGAATGAATCACCTGCATGTAAACATGAACAAGGTGAATATCCTGGTGTGAATAATACACCTGAAAATAATGACAGGTTCATTACAGGTTGGAAGTTTGCGCTAGACACATGTGAACAGTATTTTGAACATTATAAGAATGATTCATTCATTCCTCTAGCGAGTGAGCAAGTGAAAAAAGAGATTCTATATGAAGATGATGAAATTAGAATTCTTTGGAAAGCGAAATTCGACTTAATCATTGATACGAATGAAGTAGGAATCATATCAATGGACCATAAGACATTCAAACAAAAGAGAGATAAGTCTACACTCTCTAATCAGTTTATTGGACAGTGTTTACTATTAAAGGCTAGAATCGTTCAAGTGAATAAGATAGGTTTACAATCATCTCTCCCAATCAAAGATAGACTAGTGAGAGAGATTGTGTCATTCACTGAAGATAGGTTGATGGAATGGCAAACTGAGATTCTGCCATATTACGCCTATCAATATATTCAGGCGGTTGAGAGAGAATACTATAAGCCTGACTACACGCACTGTGATAACATGTATGGCTCATGTCCCTATAAACCTGTGTGTGAGGCAAATAGAAACATGAGAGAGGAGATTCTGAGGAGTGAATTTATGATTGCGCCAGTTTGGGATCCAACATCTAGTAAAGAGGATGCTTAACTAACTAGGAGAATAAATCATGAAAATCAAAGACTTAATTCAATTACTGAGTGACCTCCCATTAGAGTCTAATATCTATTTGGAACGTAATGGAGAGTTATCAGATGAAATCTCTCTTCAGACTATTACAGATTCATGTAATGACGTATCCATAGTTGGATATTTTATCTGTGATAGTTCTCTGGTTGAGTTTTCAGAGGAAGTATTTCAATGAATGAAGTTGAGTTAGATAACATGTTAGCTGACATCAATGTAGAGGGAAATAAACTAACATGCATTATTCATTTCGCAAGTAATATCACTGAAGATGAGAAGATGATACTCATGGATAGACTTCATGAGATTATTCTTACTAACTATCCACAGGTTGAAATACTTCAATTCATTATTGGGTCAGATAAGGAAGTTTAATGGCTAACATGTCCACTGTCGGTTTCGAGTCATTATATTGCATGTTTAAGGGAGAACCTGGGACACGCAAGTCTACACAAGCATTAAGTTTCCCTGGTCCACAATATTGGTTTAGTTGGGATAGAAAGATGAATGGAATCTATATTCCCATGAAGAAATGGGGTATTGAACCTAAATCAATTAGTTATGATGACTATGATGACTGGACGAGCGCGCGTAATAAACTTGAATCATTTCAAGTGAACTGTCCATATAAAACTTTAGTATTTGATTCACTCACATCTATGGCTGACATGACATTACGTCAGACATTAAAAGTTAAGGGAGGTACTCGTAAGTCAGGTAATACCGCAGGTAAAATGATTGCAGGAATTGCAGTCAATGAAATAGAAGATTATAATGCAGAAGCTGCTGCTCTACAAGAGCTAATAGCATTAACTAAAGATATTAACTCCTTCCACAAAGTTAATATCATCTTAATCGCCCACGTAGTTCAAGCAGAGTATAGAAATACTACAGCTAATACGACTCATGTTAGTCGAACGATTATTACCGCAGGTAAAAAAGTTGCACCTAAAATTCCTGCATATTGTGGTGAAGTCTATCACTTCAATATTAAGAAGGGATTTAATGCAGATGCGAAAGGTGAATATAGTCTCTTAACAACACATACAGGAGATGATTTTGCTCGAACATCATTACTCATTCCTGATGAGATTGTATTCAATG